ATACATGGCTCCGCAGAAGCAGTTGATTGCGAACATGCTGGGCAAGAACATGCAGGACGTGGACTTCACGAAGCAGTATCGGGATGTGTTGTCGATTGGTGACGGTAATCAGGTTCGGGCAATGTCGTTGTCGGAGACTGAGCGGTACATCCGGTCGCAGGATGATTACTGGCGAGGCAAGCAGGGGCAGGACGAGCTTTTCTCGGTTGTGAATGGTTTGACGAGGGCGATGGGAATGCGTCGATGAGAGGACGAGTTTGATGCCTGTGAATGTTGAGTCGCTGAACGATGCTGTTTCGGATGCGTTGGCATCTTCGATTGAGGCGTTGCTTGCGAGTTACGGCTTGGAGGATTTGACGGGATGGGCGACTGGTTTGTTGTCTACTGGTGCTTCGGCAGACCGGGTTGAGCTTGAGTTGGAGCAGCAGCCTGCGTTCCAGCGTCGGTTCCGTGCGATCTTTGCTCGCCGGGAAGCGAATGATGCTCCGGTGTCGCCTGCCGAGATTTTGGCGTATGAGCGGCAGGTTGCCGAGTTGGAGTCGTTCTACGGGTTGCCTGAGGGGACGATTGATGCTCAGGAAGCGATGATTAACGATCAGGGCTACAACGAGTTGCAGGCTGCGGTGGCGCAGGAGGTTGCGTTCCGTCAGGCCGATCCGGAGACGCAAGCAGTCGCCCGTGAGTTTTACGGCATGGGCGGCACGCAGGGCGAGTTGCTTGGTGCAATCTTGAATGAGTCGGTCGGGTTGCCGGTGGTGCAGCAGCGTATTCAGGCGGCGCAGGTTGCGAGTCAGGCTCGGGTGCAGGGCTTTGGCGACTTGACCCGTCAGGAGGCTGAGCAGTTGACGGGGCAGGGCGTCGATGTTGATGTGGCTCGCCAGACGTTTGGTTTGCTGTCTCGGTCGGAGCAGTTGACGCGTGACTTTACTCGTGCCGAGTTGTTGTCGTTGGCGGCGGGTGAGGCGCCTGCGACGCAGCGTTTGGAAGAGGCCCGCCAGGAAGCGCAGGCTGTCTTTACTGGTGGCGGCGGGTTTGCCGGTGGCGTCGCAGGTCTGGGTGTGGCACAGTAGCCCGATGCCTTTCATCGTGTTTGCCGTAGGTCTACTTGTGTCGGCTGCTTTGGTCGGGCTGGCGCTTTATGATCCGCAGTAATACTTGCCGCTAAGTGTTTTATTCGGCATACTTGTGGGTACCGGGCAAAGAGCCTGCGTAAATCAACAACCCATATCTGTCTTTCCCCGCAATCCCTCCTTGGGAAAGACACGAGGGTAGGAGGCGAAAGCACATGGCCGATATTGAGGAACTGAAAGCTCTCGTTGAGCTTGCGGAGGATAGCGACCACGAACTCATTACGAGATTGCGTGGGGCACTCAAATCCAAGATCGACGGAGTGGATTCTGCTCGGGTTTCCGAGTTGGAAACCAAAGTTGCCCAGTATGAGCGCGAGGCTTTGTTTGACGAGGCTGGCATTGGGGATTCCCCTACAGCCAAGTTGCTCCGCAAGGCGCTTGCCGGTGAGGAAGGTCTCACCATTGAGCGCATTCAAGCGGAGGCTAAGGAGTATGGGTTGATTTCGGAACCTACGAATCCCGTCACCGCTGATGAGGTTCAGGGTTTGGCAGCGATTGAAAGCGTTGCCGGTGAAGCTCCCGCTATTCCGCCGGACATTGCTACTCGCATGGCGAACGCTTCTAGCCTTGAGGAACTTGAGGCTTTGGAAGCTGAAGCTGGACTCATGGTTGAGGGTAGCTTTGGAGCCAGTTACTAAATAGTGCCATGTGGAACCGCCCGATACCTTCGGGCGGAAGGATCATCTTCTGGGGCTAGGAGGCCCTTCCGCTATGGCTTACACTCAAGTTTCCAGCCTGAACACGGCTGGTACCACCGCTTTCGACAAGCGCATGTATTTTGCGCTTCGTCCTCAGCTTCATCACGATCAGGTCGCCACCGTGCGTCCGGTCGCTACCCATCAGGGTGGCTCGGTTCAGTTCACTCTTCGTAGTGACCTTGCCGCTGCTACCTCTACTCTGACCGAGACCAGCGATGTGACTGCTGTCGCCATGAGCGATTCGACGGTCACCGTGACTCTCGCTGAGTACGGCAACACCATCAACACCACGGCGAAGGCTCGGGGCACCGACTACACCGCCGTTGATGCTGACGCTGCGAACCTGATCGGCTTCAACGCCGGTATCTCGCTTGACACCCTTGCCCGTGACGTTCTTGTCGGCGGCACCAACGTCAAGTTTGAGGGTCAGGCTACCCAGGGCGCCATCACCGCTTCGGACACCTACAGCGCTGCTTCGATCCGTGAGGTTGTTGCTGGCCTGCGTGGCGACAACGTGATGCCGTTCATTGGCACCTCGTACATCGGCATGATCCACCCGGATCAGTCGGTTGACCTTCGTGCCGAGACTGGCGCTGCTGGCTGGGCTGAGCCGGTCAACAACACCGGTGGCGAGGCTTACCGTCGCTGGCAGGGCATCGTCGGCGTGTTTGAGGGCGTTAGCTGGATTGAAACCCCGCGTGTGAACCTCGTCGCTGACGGCGGCGCTTCCACCGTGGACGTTTACCAGTCCCTCATTCTCGGTCAGGAATGTCTGGCGAAGGCGTTCAGTTCGTCGGAGTCGGCGGCGGTCCCGCAGGTCCGTCGTGGTCCGGTGACCGATTCGCTGATGCGTTTCCACCCGGTCGGCTGGTACTGGCTGGGCGGCTACTCCCGGTTCCGTGAGGCTGCGATCCGTCGTTACGAGACGGCCAGCTCCATCGGCGCCAACTGATAGAGGCTGAAGGGGCGGGGGTCTCCATCTTCCCCCGCCCCTTTCTTCCTTTAGATGGAGGTACAGATGGGTAAGTATTCTTCGATCGGGTTCATTAGGTCCGACTCTAAGAAGAAGGTTCGTCGCACTCGGGTTGAGCGTGAGGACCGTCCCGGTACTGCCGGGTATCAGACCGAACATTGGAGTGGCCGGGTTGATGCGGTCGCTACCCCCGACGCTGCTCGTGGCGTCGGTAACGCTCAGGAGTAGCTATGGCTGTCACCGCATCCGGTGTCTTCCTTCCGACCTTTCGTGACGTTCTTGATGCGTCCCAGCTTGCGGTGAACGTCGATAGTGACACGTTCGATATTCGCCTCGTTGACAACACGATCACGCCCGACTTTGACACTCATGATCTTTGGGCTGACTTGTCGTCTGGCGAGGTGTCCGGCACCGGCTACACGGCTGACGGCAACGCTTTGTCGGGTTTCAGCATGGCGATCAGTTCTGGTTCGTTGAACTTTGATGCGACTGACGCTGCTTGGACTTCTTCGACTATCACAGCCCGGGCTGCGGTGATCGTGGATGATACGCTCGCTGGCGACCCGCTGTTCTGCCTGTTGGATTTCGGGTCAGACATTTCGTCATCGAACGGAACCTTTACCGTGCAGTTCGCTTCGGGCGGGTTCTTGCAGATTGACTTAACCCCGTAGGAGTAAAGATGGAAGTGACCGCTGAGGAAGTGGTGCAGGTGATCCGTGAACGGTTCCCGCTGCACTTCGAGATCGCCGTTCAGGCGGTGCAGATTGCGAAGTTGTCGCAGCCGCAGGAGGCTGCTGAGGAAGACTGATGGCTACGAACTACCCAGCGTCGCTGGACACGAGCACACAACAGCCGTCGCCGTTGTCTACGACGGAGATGGACGATGCTGGGTTTGAGCATGATGCAGTCCATACGAATCATTCTGGCGCGATTATTGCGTTGGAAACGAAGGTTGGTATTGGGTCTTCGTCTGCTGTTGCTGATTCGGTGTTGGCTGGTACGGGTGCGGGTACGTCTGCGTGGACGACTGGCACGTTGGCAAACAGCATTAGTGGAAATGCTGCTACGGCGACTGCGCTAGAGACGGCCCGCACAATTGACATCACGGGCGACATCACGGCTACTGCCGTGGCTTTCGATGGTACGGCGAACATTGCGATTTCGGCTTCGGTCAACAACGATTCGCACACGCACGACACTCGGTACTACACCGAGTCGGAATCTGACGCTCGGTACTTGCAACTAACTGGCGGCACGATGACGGGCGAGTTGCAGTTGAACGCTCGTCTTGACGTTGGTAATGGTTCTGGCGGCGATCACGAGATTCGCATCTACAAAGCAGACAACAACGTCTCTGACCATATCCAGTTTTACAACGGCACAACTCGTCTTGGTGAGATTGGTTGTCAGGACACGACTTGGTTGCGGATCAACCAAGTTACCGCAAAGAACATTTATTCGCCTAGATATTTCCGACTTGACGGTGGTATCAGCACAAACAATGTGCTTTCCGTTGGACAAACGTCATTGAATACGGGCCGTCGTCTCTATGTGTACGGCGGGTCGCTTGCTTCGGAAATTCGCCGTGAAACGCTGTCAGGATCATCTGGCATTGTTGTGTTTTCGGGCACGGGCGGTTCGTCACGATTCATCTTCTATGCAGACGGCGACGCTGCCAAGATCACAGGCGCAGGCGATTGGCAGGGCATTTCTGATGATCGTTTGAAGACGAAACTAACCAGTCTTGACGGCGACAACATCTTGACCAAGCTGATGGCGCTTGACCCAACGATGTACGAACACACTCACACTGTGAATCTTGTGAGTGACGGCAACGGCGACGACGATCTAGAAATCGTAGAGCTTGATGAACCTGATCCTGCTGTTGCTGGCTTCATGGCTAGCGACTTTGAAGTTCAGTTCCCAGAGCTAGTTATGACGAAGGGCACTGACAACATTCGGCATCTGCCGATTGGTCAGTGGGATGCGATTCTGACTGCTGGTTTGCAAGCTGCGGTACAGCGCATTGAAGACCTTGAGGCTCGGGTTGCTGCGCTAGAGGCGGCGTAGTCCGATGACCGCATACCGGTCAACAAACACCTACCGTCAAAACCTCCTCAGGTACGACGGCGGCGTCAACGCCACCGCCACGCCAGCCGCAGTTGCCGGGTCTGCGACGCTCGGGGCGACGGTTTCGATCAGCGTCACGGCTGCCCCTGCTGTCATTGCGGGTTCGGCTGCGGTTGGTGCGACTGTAAGCGGCGCAGCCAATGTTGCTCCTGCTGCTGTTGTCGGGTCGTCTGCTGTTGCGGCTACCGGTAGCGGAACGGCGACGGTTGCGCCTGCGGCTGTTGCTGGTTCGGGTGCTGTTGATGCGTCTGCTTCGGGCACGGCTGTTGCTGTGCCTGCTGCTGTTGACGGTACGGCTACGATCCCGCTGCCGACGGTCATTGTTGACGGCGAGGCGTTCCCGTCGGCTGTCAGCGGCGCAGCCACGATCCCGACGCCGACTGTCGTGGTCAATGGCGATACTGCTCCTGCTGCGATTGCAGGGTCGGCATCGCTGGGAGCCACGGCTTCGGGTGATGCGAACGTGACGGTGAGCGTGGCGCCTACGACTTCGATTCCGGGCGCTGACGCTGTAATTACCGAGACGTACTTCCAGTACCTAAACCCTGCCGGTCCGACGAGTAAACCGAACCGCACGTCGAAGAAGTGGGGCCAGTTGCATGTTGCTGTCCATCCGGGTTCCGACACCGAGTTGACGGTGATTAAGAAGGACGGCGTTTACACGGCTCATGTCATCCCGACTGTTGATGACATTGTGACGGCGGATCAGGTGTTCCAGGGTGGTCGTGTCAATACGGTCACGGCGAACGATAAGGACGCAATCGAAGCTGCCGGTATTGGTGGCGAGTTTGTGTTGATTGGTTGATTCTGGACCAACGCTTTATTGGCGTTTAGAATGCAGGCATCCCC